ACCGATGTTAATCATCCTTTTATAGTCAGTATTACTATAGGTTGTTAAGGTTGCAGGAACAGAATTCAAGGTTATTGTAGATGGAGTTGAGTACGAAGACAGGAAATTACCGTTACCAATACGACTAACGTTAGTGGAATCATAAGACGAATAGTTCAAGTGGTTTTGTGTAGTCCAACCTGTGAACAATCCCCATGTTGTTCCAGGAGCATCGGGAGTAAAATTAAAATATGGGAAAAATATACGACGATTTATGGATGTAGATGCATTGTTACTAAGTGAATCGTGTCTCGGAATTCTCCAATCAGTTGTAGAGTTGTAAGGAGTAGTTGGGTTATTTAAATAATAATCACCTTGTACTATCCTACTTCCGAAGGTTGTCGATCCATAAAGTTTAGATAAATCATATTGAACAATTTGTTTATCACAATGTGGATCAACACCTCTTACCATAAACAATACCTCATGTGTCAGATAATCAGGGTTCAACATAATGTTAGGCGCGTTTAGGGCAAATTTGTTGTTTCCTGAATCATCAGGGTACTCATTGGGTAAATCGGTACTTGAATTGTTTTTTTCAATTCTTTGAAATCCAAAAATATATCTTCTAAGTAAGGTACCTGTTCCCAATGCCGGATAAGTAGAACCTGAAATACTGGCAGGTGTCTGTCCACACAAGGCAATGTAATCTCCCAAAGTGTGTCCTGTGACTAATTGAAAGTACTCGATATCCGCAGGATATTGATATTCTCTCACAGTCGATGAACCCGTAATCCCCACGTAAGTTTGTGTAACAGGAAGGAGGGTAGTTGGGCTCATATGTGTTATTTGAATACTTGTATTCAATGACGACGTACCTGTCGTTGAGAACGTATTAAATCCATTTGTTATGGTGAATCCACTTGAGTCAACAACATTTGTGTGTCCTGTTATGTTGGGGTCTTGCGAATTTCTCGGATTAGAAAAACTAATCAATTGAGCGGGTTGCATTTTAAGTAATGTTCCCGGATCCGCCAACATAACCAAAACATTATCAAAATAAGGTGTTGGGTTGAGTCCTGGACGTATTTTTACTTGTATTTGATTATATGCATTACCTGAACCATTATCACCGTCCCTGTGGAACTTAGATTTCAAGTTGAATAGGTTCATTCTCTCGGCTAAGGGTAAGTCGTAAGACCAAATGTCCCATTTCGATTGTGGATTATCTGTATTACTTATGAAAGGGGCTTTTGCATAGTTGGATGCCGGGTCAACACCCGTTTCATCCCAGTTGATGTTATTACCCGCCATGGATATTTGGAATCCACTTGCAAACTTACCCATCCATCTTGTGTCTGTTTCATCATCTTCGATCGCCAACAGTCCTGAGAAAAAGGCAGGTTGGTTTGTATTTGCTAAGAAACTAGTGTTTTCATTAAATGTTTCCAAGTCTTCATCTCCACAACATAATTTAGCCTCACATTCACACATTTGACAGTCAGGATAAGTTATATTTGGCAATGGTATTGCATAGAACTCAATTTTTTGAAGTCGATTCCAAAATACTAAAATCAACGCCGTCATACCAAACCATAAAACTGACTGAATGATGAAACCTATACCAGCACCGATTGAGAGTGCACTGAACGCGGCTACCGCTTGAACTAAACTCGAAACTCCCGCAGCGGTGAATACTGCACTTAAAGCCAATAATAATGGTATTCTAACCCATTCCCATAAGAAACTTAAAACGTGATACAGGATTATTATTACGAAAAACGGGACAGTCAAAAGACTGAGTAAGAAGTTAAATATGAAATAAAAGGTGTCAAAATTTCTTACACCGTCATTTGTTGGAAATCTATTAACTTCAGTCTCACAAGTTCTGTCGATAATTTCTTTGATTCCAATAAACCTACCTCTTCCTGTTCCGTTTCTATATTCGTCGATTAATTGTGAAACTGTATAAACCTTGTTGTATTTAAATTTGTAGAAAAAGTCTTCACAATTTATAGCGGCTTGTTTGTCTACATAGTCAGCCCAATCAAGGGAAAAGGCATAAGATTTTTTTAACTCTTTGTAATATTGTGAGCTTGGAGATAAACTTGCAGGATCCGTTGATGTTGATGTCCATCCGTATTCTCTGATATTTGGGACAAGGAAGTTAGCTCGTTTTAATTCTCCTGTAGGTGTTGTGAATACGGAAGGTAACGGAATTGTAGACACGGGAGCTTCCTTCATCCCATCTTCATCTTGCCATTTTACTTTAAATCTGTATTTGGCAGATGTTGGGATTCCGACTGAAGGATCGTTAGAAAAAACTTGTTCCCCAAATTCATTTGTGACAACATAATCTAAGTTCATAGGAACATCTACTACCCAAGCACCATTTTCATCGATAACCTTACCCCCATTTTCGAGTTTGTATTCTTCAAGAACCGGATCTCCACTACTATCCTGGAATATTGTCTGTCTGATTGCAAGAATCTGCCCCGGACCCGTACTCATCCCACATAAATCCCCCATTTCTGTTTTGGGTTTGCAAGACTTTTTAAGTTGTTGATTACTTGTCATGATTGAACCCATGAACACTGCTGTCGGTTGGATTTCAATACCCAAAGATCTTAAATCAAAATCATTCCTTGTGATACCAATATTACATAAATCTTCCTGTCCCCAAAAAGAAGCAACATCTATTTGTGAAGTTGCCGTAACAATTTGAGGTAAAGAAGCTAAGTCATTGGAAGCTCTAAATCTATTTCCGTCGAATTGTGATTGTACACCTCTACCTTGTCTAACTAAGTCAGTCGGGCGTAATGAAAAACATCCAATGTCTGATAAGTCTAAATCCATTGTGATTGTTTGAACTCCGAGTGGAACACCAACAATCATAAAATCACCGCTATCGTTTGTTCTTACAACAAACCTATAATATTTTTCATAAATTTGCAAAACTGCCTTGTCAGTTAAAACATCTTCTCTGGTTGGAAATGTTCCAGTGGGTACGTGTCCATTATATGATGGTGTGTAGGGTAATAAATTGTATCTATATCCATCTTCATTTATGTCATCTAAAGTTCGGTATGGATACAATGTGTTAATAACAGGATCATTTATATCCAATTCATCGATAGGAACAAATATTGATACCCGAGCATTCGGAACTCCATACCCCCCGTTAGCAATTACTCTACCAACTACAACACCATAATTAGCACAGAAGTCTGAGTACAATTCATCTTGTCTTATTTTTAATGACAAAATCTCTAAAAAATCAAAGTCTTGTTCAATATTGACTCTGATTTGTTTGTCGACTCCTGGTTCGGTACGTATTCTATAAGATTTGGGCATGAAGTATCTTTTAAGATAAATAGTTATTCATCCAATTTCAAAAGTAATTACTTAAGGGTTATGGAGATTACGAGAAACTCGTACTTGTTAGGGTTTTTACCCTTACTTGTATATCTTTTGATGGTATCCTAACTTGATATACTTGATTTGGTTGTGCAAAAATTGTTTCATCAATCAATAATATTTGACGTGTGGTGTCGTCAGAATATCTTTGTGAAGTTTCATTAGACGAATACTGTCCCCCTACTAAATTGAATATATCAATTGTTGATACTGTGTTTACCCCACCGACATTCTGTATTTCTCTCCTGATTTCAGAAACATTTACGTTTTGTCCAAGTTGTCTGAAGAGTGGGCTCATATAATTCGAAATGACGTTTATCACGTTGGATATTACTTCACCTCTGTTTTGTGCAGAATCCAATATCACAGAAACATCAAACTTCAAGTCTATCACTTCAGCGGTGTTGATTACAACATAATCATTAATCATCCTGTAATTTGACAGATAATTCGCAACATTTGTTTTCAAAACGTTAGGTACATTGGATGTTAGTTTACCAGCAGCATCGTATGAAAGTAATTGTATTTCGATTTTGTTGTTGTTTTCAACAATTCCAACCTTTGCAGGTGCTCCAAACTTACCAGGCATGGTCGTTAATAAAGAATTGTAGTCATTGATGGTTACCGCTCTTTTCTGAGCTGCGAAGTTAAACGCCACCATGTTTCTAGCCTCATTTATTGTTGGTTGGTTAGCACCACCTATTGCAGCAGTCACGTTAGTGACACTCAGAGAATTTACCACGGCAGAATTAATCGTAGGATTCGGACCTGTTATTTGTAAATCGTAAGTACCCAATTGAGTAATTGCATTCACACCTATGTTACTCGATAATCCACCACCAACCCTATATTGAATGAACAATGTAGTATTTGGTTGAACTGTTTTTCCTAATCCAATGTTGTTTTGGTAGTTAGCAATGTTCAGTGGAACACCTGTTCTTGAGAATTGTGCTAGTTGATCGTCAGCAGTAACTGTTGCATTACCAAATGTCATTTTCAGATAACCCTCGGGTGTAAATTCAGAAATGAATCTATTTTCGGTTTGAATATATCTACCAACCTTAATTCCAGGATTGTCTGATGGTTTTGTTGGATCTTCCACAAAAACCCTATCTTCGGCTAGCGCGTCCACTTCATACCATCTATTAGTTGATGTTATGAATTCGGACGCAGATGGTACGTTTTGAAATGATGTTCCATCCTTTTGAATTACGGATGTAATTCCAAGTACATTTTTTTCAGGTAAAAATATTTCAAAAAATGGACGAACATCGTTTTGTGTTATAACTTTTTTGAATACTTTGGTGAAACCATTAACAACAACTTCTCTTTTTACAATCGTGTAATTTATAAGGTTGTTGTTGGCATCAAAATTTGGGATTTTCTTGGCATTCACAAATCCTTCGTTGTTGTATTGTGAACTAAAATCAACATCATATACAGTTTCAAATACTTGTCCACCACCTTGAACTTGAGCACCTGCCCTTAGTATTCCACAGTACTCTACGTTTTCGGAGTCTCCATTCGCAGGTACTGTTATTGAAAAATCCACTAAAGCTACAGAAGGACGGTTTCCTGGTATTTTCAGTCCGTAGGTTCGTGCAATGTTGTATACTGAGGATCTTTGTTGTGCATACTGAAGTACAGTTTCTTGGATACTTCTATCAATTTGGAAATTCAAATTGTCTCCTATCGCCGCATTTAAGTCTAAGAATACTGAAAATAAAGCAGCATCATTAAAATTGTCGATTAAGTCAGGATAATATTGCTGAGTATAATCAATCAAGTCCTGCCTTAAAGAGGCAAAGTCTCTGTCTGTGTATGAAATTCTTCTTTCTGCCATTTCCTATTAAATATTGATTATAACAAAATCTCTTGTCTCGAAGGTGTCGGAAGTGATAGTAAAATCGATTCTCAATTTTGCGGTGTATTCTTCAACCCCTCTTCCCGGTACACTCAAAACTCCTGTGTCCAAAAAGTCCGTGTTTAGTTGCGTTACGGTTGTTTGCCCTTCTTCCTCGACGTACGGATTGATAGTTATTTCATTAATGATAAGATTAGGAATATATTTTTCCACATTATCTTTAATGTCCGATTTGATTGATTCGAATGTTGGTGAATCCATAGGTTCAAAAATAAATTCAAATATTCTTGTACCGAAATCAGGTAAGTAATATCTTGAACCTTTTCTTGTTAAAATTAGATGTATTAAATTACTTCTTATTTCACGATTTGCATCCTCTGATAAGGAAAGATACTTTCCTTGAAGACTGTCCTGAAAAGGGAAATTGATACCGTATGTTTTGCCGTTAGCCATATCCCATAAATATATTCCTGATATTTTTTTTAGAAATAAAAAAACCCATCGGTTAGATGGGTTTATTAATGAAATGAAGATTCGTTTTATCCTTCACAAGCCACACACTGTAAGTCATTCAGATTAAGTTTCTTTCTTGCGAAAGCTTGAGCAGAATTCATCGAGTGTTGATAGTACAATGTTTTGACACCCAACTGCCAAGCGTCAATCAATAACTTGTTAACATCTTTTGTTGGCATATCAGGAGATATCATCAAATTCAGGGACTGTGACTGATCGATGTAGTCTTGACGTACAGCCGCTTGGTTGATAATAGAGGATTGGTTAATTTCAGCAAAAGTTCTGAAAACGTCTTTCTGTTCGTCAGTCAAAAATTCTAAGTGTTGAACTGATCCATCATGTTTTTTAATACTGTCCCAAGTCGCCTTATTGTCCTTTTTAAGTTCCGCCAGTAAATTTTTGAGAACAGGGTTTTTAATGGTAACTTTCAACTTAGCAACGTCCTTTACGTAACAATTGGACCATATAGGTTCGATTGATTGAGAGACTTGCCCCAAAATAAAAGCAGATGAAGTAGTAGGTGCGATCGCATTTAGGGTTACATTTCTTCTACCATAACCAACAAGAGTCTCGGGTTCTCCGAATATTTTTGCCAATTCCTCAGATGCTTTGTAAGACTTTTCTTTTATGTTTTTGAAAACCTCAACATTTAGTCTTGCAGTTTCACGAGTATCAAATGGAAGGTTCTTTGCTTGTAGTAGAGAATGCCATCCTAAAACACCCAAACCAAGTGCTCTTTGTCTTTTTGCAAAATTGTACGCTCTTTCGAGATAGAAAAACGCTCTTTGTCCTTCCACGGTT